GTTGTACGAGGAATCGAAATTTGCGGAGATAAGGGCCCATTGCCAGAGAGACATCGAGACAATTTTTCACTTGTTCCTCAGATTGAAAGATCTTTGCAAACACAACATCCAGCGCCGCTACAGAATCGATCTACCAATCGAGTTCGAGGGAGAGATGGAGGGATGGAATCGTGTTCTTAGTTCTGTGGGTTGAGAATCATTACAATGCTAAGTTGGAGGGGTACGAGCAAATCGTGAACGCAAAACCTTTCAAGTATTTCGACGAGGCCAAAGAATTTGCCGAAGATCTGTATGACAGCAAGCTCAATCCAGAAGCTGACTTTGTTGCAATCCTTCCTTGCTTCGCTTTCTTTGGAGGTAACACCAATGAGGGCAATTGAGTTAATTCTCGACAAGATAAACGAGCGCGACTCTCTATACAAGCAAACTTGGAAGCAATTGCCACTCGAAGATCTCATAGCGATGGCCCGAGTAAAGTCTTACAGATCCTCAACAATGCTCCAGACTGGTTGCAAGGAAAAATTACTCGACGATTTGGTCGATGGTGCGGCCTATTTCATTTTTGCCATAGAAAGGATGCTGGATGAGCCTGACAAAGAATTAAGCGAACCAGGATGGCGAGAAGTTGGAAGCATTTACTACTTCATTGACGAAAAGAACGATCTGATATACTTCAAGCATAGGGCCGATCCTCCAGGCTTCAAGCGGAGGCTAATATTCTCAAAAGTCAAGGAATTGTTCGATGCTCTTCCAGCACGGTCCACTGTTAAAGATGTATTGAAGCAAGCAAGGGAGATGGAACTCAAGATTTCTGATGCTACTGCGAGGTACTTGATGCACATATTCTCGGCTCACAACGACTTCGAAGCCAAGCTTGTGAAGGCCCACAAGAGAGGCTCGGAAATGATCCTTGTCAAGGGTACCGAACTAATCAATTTCCGAGAACCAAGAGAGCCAGTAAAACCGAAGAGGCGTGGGAGGAAGCCAGCGTATGACGAAGAGAGTGTTATTTGGATTTCCCATCGCTACTTCCAATACGCTATCCACGATGGCAAGTTGATCATCCGAGTGACAAATAAAGATGGCAGAAGGTTGTGGTCCAGAGTTTACGATTACGATAAAATAAAAGAGCTCTTCGAGAGTTTACCAGAGGAAGCTTATGCTGAGGACATAGCAAGAGTTGCTGAAAAACTTGAACTCAACATTGACAGGAAAGTGGCATCATCGTTTCTAATGCCAATCTTCGCCAATTATGTCGATTTCGATGCGGAACTCGTGAAAGAGGGGAGAAAACTCAAGCTCATCAAACAGTCGTTCTCGCTCTCTGAGGACATAAAGATGAAATTGAAGCAAGAGAGGGAGCTCATCGGCAACATGTACGATGGCACGTAAGCTATGAGCATCAGAGACCGCATAATAACTATTCTCCAGGAGAAACCTCGCACTTTAAAGGAATTGGCCGAGCTTACTGGTTATCCTGTACCATCCATCGAGTGGCATCTCTTATCGCTGCCAGTCGAGAGGAGGTATGTTGGCAGCGAGACATACATAGTCTTGGTTGACAGCGAGATTGATAGTCAATCTCATGATGATGGGTTGACAAAACTCAACGAATCAAAGCAATCTCCATCCTCCATTTTTGAAACAGAGCAATCACATCATGGGTTATCATATCGTATCTCAAAGAATGGCCGAGCAATCACAAAAAGTAAGGACACGAGACCAAGAACACATGTTGACAATGTGGTTGACAAACCTCCAACATGGGTGGTTGACAAACCCTTGGACCTTAGGGATATAGGCATACTCGAGAACTTATGTGAGAGAGCTAAGCAAATTCTGAAATTGTTATACGAAGGCTTAACTCAAAGCCAGATTGCCAGAAAACTCAGAATATCGAGGCAAGCGGTACACAAGTGGGTTAAGAAATTCATAAAATGGGGATTCATCGCAGAGAAAGGGTCTCATTGGGGCTTCGGAAAAAAGAGGGACAAGTTATATGTCGTTAAGAAAGCTATCATCGCATTCATAAAGGCACACAGCAAACCCAATTGTCAACCACGCAACAACAGGGATGTTAGCTCCCCGCAAAAGCTCCCGATCAATGTGCACCGCTTGCAATTGGCTTATCACATTGTCAACCAAAATCAACCCTTCTCAACCGAATGTCAGTCGTACCTCAAATCGTACACACCAAAGGGTTGGACTGGCCACGTATACTTGATCACTGTCAACAGCATAGTTGTCCGGATCCGGGCGTTAAAGTACAAAGTCGTAGCAGAACTTGCTGAAGATGTTGAATTTATCGATAAATCTGCGGAGGAAGCAGCAGCTGAAGTTATACGGATGTTGGATAGGGCTGTTCAAATATGGCTTCGAGAGCAATATGCTAAGGGTGTCGAAATAGAGCTCGACAAGCCTTACCTATTGAGCAAGCCAGAATGGGCTTTGAAGTCAAAACTCATCCAAAACATCATGAAGAAATTGCGCAACGAAAGTCGAACTAAAACATTGATGCAAAATGGAGGTATTGTTGAAACATCTCCGATTCGCTTGAATGAAAGACTATGGATTGATGCCAGTCATGGTGAAGGCCACATAGAGTCCGACAATCCAGAGGAGATCGATTTGGTAAGAGAAGGGTTGGAAGCAGCAATTCAACTTAAGCCACAAATCCAGCAAATCCAACAACGCATAGATGCTATAGAGGCTTGTATTGCTGGTGGCATGTCGCAGCAAAACTTCGAAGACATAATGAAGTCCATGTTTTCGAGCATAGAAAAGAGAATAGAGCGCCTCGAAAGACTTTTCCTTGAGAGGGTCGAGAGAGCTTCGAAGCAGGATAGAATGATCCAATTGATTAACGCAATCGCCACGCTGATGGTACGTCTCGACAATATCGAGAGGATGATCAAGGGAGAGCCATGAGCTACATTAAACTCAAGGAGATCGAGGATTGGCTCGATAAACCTCTTAGCAAAAAGATAGAGATTGCTGAACGAATAATCCAAGATGCTTTAAAGCAAACAACAAAGCAAGCTGTAGCTTTTAGTGGTGGAAAGAATTCTTTGGTCTTATTACACTTGGTCCTTCAATTCGAGCCCAACATTATAGTTGTCTTCTGCAATACTGGTGTTGAATATCCCCAAAATTTAAAGTTTGTCAGGAGAATTGCCAGAGAATGGAACTTGAATTTCTACGAGCTAAAGCCAGAGAAGAATTTCTGGCAGATCGTAAAGAAGTATGGCTTTCCAGACCACAGAAGGTGGTATAAAAAGGAGCCCAAGTGTTGCTGGTATCTCAAGAACAAGCCAGCCAATGATTTCTATAAGAGCAACAACATCGATTGTGTGTTCACTGGAATTTCCGCATTTGAGTCAAGGACAAGAAAACTCCACATTGCGAACAAAGGACCACTTTATTGGACGAAGAGGATAGGCGATACGAAATTCAAGAGGCCAATTTTAAGAGCGCATCCCTTGGCTTATTGGACAGACAAGGATATTTGGGAATACATCGAAGTAAAACAACTTCCGATCAATCCAATCTACGATTTTGCAGATAGAAATGGTTGCATGACTTGTACTGGCTTCATTGGTTGGGAGAAGCAACTATCTCAAGTGAATCCAGCGTTGTATCGAAGAATCATGCATATGATGGGAAAGAGAGTTCTGTCGGATTATGGAGGAATAGAGTTTGAGGACACTTAAGGTAATCGATTTATTTTGCGGTTGCGGAGGGTTCAGCTTGGGATTTGATTATGCTGGTTTCGAGATAATCTACGCTCTCGACAAGTGGGAAATTGCTTGCAGGAGCTACAAGGCTAACTTTCCTCACGTTGATGTCCATTGCGAGGATGCTTTAAATGTGGATCCCAAAGACATTCCGAATTGCGACATAATTATAGGCTCTCCACCTTGCCAGGACCACAGCGTTGCGAATCACAAGCGAACGCACGATACATCTCTCATAAACTGGTTTTGGGAGATAGTCCGCAAGAAAAAACCGAAGTACGTGATCATGGAGGAAACGCCCCTCGCCAGAGACTACCTTCCTCCCGATGTCCCGAAAGTCAGAATATACAGGATGTCCGACTTCGGAGTTCCACAACTGAGAAGGCGATTGTTTGCTGGAGATTTTCCCGAACCCAAAAAACAACCCGTGGATGTTATATTTCCAACTGTTCTTGCGAGCGAGTACAGAAGAGGATGGAAGACATCGCGCGGAGGGTTGAGTAAAGTCTTCCGCAGAAGAAGCTTGATTCCAGAGGCAAAAATCGTTCAGACTTTCCCGCTTGATTACGTAGTTTATGGAACTCTCGAAGAGCAATACGCGCAAATAGGCAACGCTGTCCCACCTTTGATGGCGTACAAACTTGCCGAAGCTATAATGTTGGTAGAAGAGGGCTTTTTGGAGGTGGAATGGTGGTAGAAATCTTGCTTTTTTCGGCCAGATGGTGTGCTCCTTGTAAAATCGTCAAGCAATATTTGAGAGAGCGAGGGATCGACTTCAAAGAGGTCGATGTCGAAAAGAATGGAGAATTGGCGAAGAAATATTTCGTTCAATCGCTGCCAACTATTGTGGTGCTTGAGAACGAAGTGCCAATCGCTTCTATTGTTGGATCGGATTTGTCGCGGTTGGAGAGCGTTTTGAGGGAGATACATGGATGTTGACAAGTTGATTAGCGACATCGAAAGGTGGCTCGACGAGGAAGTATGCGAGTATTGCGAGTGGAGTTGGGAGTGTCCGAACGAAATTGAGAGTTGCATCTACTTGAAGATCAAGAAATTGTTGGAGTGGGTAAAAGAGGATGAAGGGGATTAAAAGCCAAGAAGCGGCAAAAGAAATAATCGTATTCCTTTCTCATCAAGTTGAGTGTGTGGGCAAACACCCTTATGTCGAAGACTACTTTAATGAGCTCCTTTTTTCGGTAGTTCCTTTCTATAAGTCCAACAATAGTATGGGCTTTCGCCATAAGTTCGGTAGTAGTCATCGCCTCGTTTACGACAGTGGAGGTTTCCAATTCCTTACGGGCAAGTTGAAAAATCCAGATCCACTCAGAACTGTTGCTGTTTACAAGAAAATGGGCTACACTAAAAAAGACATTCTTATCCAACTCGACCTTCCACCAGCGTACTATCAGAGTTGTGAGGATCGTCGGAAATTGATAAGAAAGTCAGCTGAATTCTACCACATCATGCTCGAACACGTTCCAGTCATTCCAGTGGTTCATGGTTGGACCCTCGGAGAATTATTGGAAAGTTTAAATCTTATCGAAGATCCGGACAGACTCGCTCTCGGAACATATCACGCCACAACAAAGGACACGAATTTGTTGGGTATCGGAACTTTTTCGGGGATAAATAACTCTTACGAAGGACCGAAACACGATCATCCTTTGGATGCCCAATATACTCGCAAGATCGGACTTGGTGTTTATGCAGCTGATACGCATCCAGCTCCTCAAGTCGGCAACCAACATAAGCCCGCTGGATCCAGCAATGGCAGCAATGGAAAAGACCTCACACCTGTCAATGTCATCTTTGAACGCCTCGCCACAGCCCTAAATTTGCTGAGAGATAGAGAAGTGTTCCTCCTTGGAGCCGCAAACATAAATTTCATGCATCTCGGCTTCCTCGGTGGAGCAAAATTCTCGGATGGCTCGAGTTGGAGGATTGCGGCAAGGTTCTGGACCATCTATTTGCCAGAACACGTTGGGGTTCCAGTAGGTGTCAAGAGAAACAAGCTCGGATCCAAAGAACTCAACTTGCTCAGAGAGGTTCATGCGGATCCCGACTATATCTTCCACGACATTCCATTCGATATTCTTGTCAAAGCATTCAAGGCTCACAAGAAAGATGGTTTTACTGTCAGAGCACTCCACAACGCTTGGGTTGTAAAAAAAGAGGAAGAAATAGCCAATGAATTTGCTAACGATCCAGATCGCTATTATTTTTATCTTTCAAAGCGTTGGGAAAACAGCCCGTACTGGAGAAGTCGCCTGAATTTGTTTTGGAAGAACATCAAACAATCTTGGGTGCAAAGCGACCTTGAAGTCTTCTTGAGGAGAGAGGCTAATGAACGAGCGCGAAATTAAGGAGTTGTTGAAGAAAACAATTTTAAGGAACTTCGATGCGATTTACGAGGGTTCGGTATTCGATGTGCTTGGGCTTTATGCTGACAACATAATTGGCTTCGAGATCAAGGGAGATAACGATAAGCCGATGAGAATCCTCGAGCAACTTCCTCAATATGTTTACATTTGCGATGCTGTTTTCTTAGTTTTGGGTCCTAAAGCTAAGATGCCAGATTGCTTGCCATCTTGGATTGGAGTCTATAAGGTGAATGAGACTCAAGATGGATTCGAGTTGTTGAAAAGTGGGGGGATCGAGTTCATTGAGAGGGATAATTACAAGTTTGTGCATCACAGCACGTATTATTTTAGTGATGAGAGGTCATTGAGGAGCAAGAGGTTGCACTACTTGAAGAAGAACTCGCTACCATTTTATAGGAAGTTCACGACACACTTACCAGAAGAGAGTTTCTTCTATGGGTTTTTGAGAAAGTGGATGATACGTTCGATCTTTGGAGATGAATTTGCAGAATTCGATGAGGTCGAGGAAGCGATGATAAAATTCCTCGCCGAGTATAATAAAAACAAGTCAAAGAGAAGACTCTTACCTCCAGAAGGAAAGAAGAGAGTCGAATACATCACGTTTTCGGATTTTGAGGAGTTTTTGTAAAAAATTGTCAGATCAGACTTCGTGCATTTTCTTTTCCATGACTGATTTCATCGCTTCGAATTTTATAAGCCAGTCTTCACACTCGATTTCGAGTTGAACTTCGCCAATTCTTCCCTTGATTTTGCTGAGAAAGTTCCACAACTCCGCGACAAACTTGTAGTCTAATATTGCAACAAATGGCACTCCTTGCCAATCAGCGCTGAGATTTATGACAGTTTGAGTCCACGCGTACCAACGACCTCTTTTTTTACTCTTCTTCACGTACTCCTTAACATCACACACCTCGTACTTCATGTTCTACAGTAGAAACCTACCTATAATAAGGTTTCTACTGTAGAACATTGGGATTTCTCCATTGTCTCAACTAATCTCTCTTTTAAAGTCCATCCACAACAAGCGCAACCATGAGTAACTCCGAAAATGTTGCGCAACTCTTGAACCCGAGATGCAAGATTTGCCGCTCCGAACACCTTGAGGAAATTAATCAAATGTTGATTGAAGGGCGTCCTTACAGCGAGATCATCGCAAAATTCCCCGATTTAAAGCTTAGTAAGTCCAACATAACCAGGCACAAGAGACACTTCAATTTCGTGAAGAGGGGTGTGGAGAAGTACTATCAACAACTCGAGGAGGGAGCCGATAAGGTTGTGGATGAGATCAAAGCTTTGAACGATATAATTGCCAGGATGCGCAATTACGCTATGAAGGTCGATCCCGAAAAGAAGCCAAGGGTCGTGGAAGTATGCACGAACGCTATGTTTAGAGCGATCAAACTTAAGCACGAGCTCGCTGGCAACATTCAAGATCCAGCCTCCAAGCTCTTAGCATTGTTTGAAGAAGCTTTGAAGGAAGATGAGTAAGCTCGACGATTTGATATCGGAACTCGGCAAGGACAAAAAGAAGATTAAGCAAGCCATAAGGGATCCAGTTCTGTTCACACAAATATTCCTAAACCACGAGCCCCACGAAGCTCAAAAGCTGATCCTCCGCGACAAGCATCAGTTCATAACTGTTGTTGCTGGCAGACGTTTCGGCAAGACCAAAGCGATGGCGTTTTCGGCCATCCACTACGCCATAACTCATCCTGGATCCATTCAGTTCATCCTCGCCCCATCCTACAACCAAGCAAATATCATGTTTTGGGAGATAACGACCCTACTTTCTAAATCGATTCTTGTTCACCTCATCGAGCGAGTCTACAAAACTCCCTTCAGCAAGATTATATTTAGGAATGGCAGCGAGATCCACGCTCGCTCGACAACAAAGCCAGAGTACTTGAGAGGCCACAAGGCGCATAGGGCAATCCTCGACGAAGCTGCTTACATTCCCGATGATGTCATCAGCCAAGTTGTCGAGCCAATGTTAGCAGATTTCAATGGATCATGGATCAAAATCGGAACGCCATTCGGAAAGAACCACTTTTACGATTCCTACCTCAAGGGGCAATCGGAAGAGTTCGAAGACTACAGCAGCTATCGCTTCCCTTCTACAGCCAATCCCCATATCAGTCACGAGTTCATAGAGAAGAAAAAGAGAGAGTATGGCGAGAACTCGATCATTTTCCGCACAGAATACCTCGCGGAGTTCGTAGAGGACCAGAATGCTGTTTTCAGGTGGGCCGACATCCAGAGAAACATCTCCAACATCGAACTCGTCGATATGGGGCAGCCAGGGAGAATCTACGCTATCGGTTGCGATCTGGCGAAGTATCTCGATTATACGGTCATCATAGTACTTGACATCACGAATAAGCCCTTCAAACTCGTCCACTTCCAGCGATTCAACCGCCGCCCCTACGCCGAAACGATATTGAAGTTGAAGGAATTGTACAAGCGCTTCAACTACGCCAAAGTTTTGATCGATTCCAGTGGTGTTGGAGATCCAGTACTCGAGGACTTGCAGGATATCGGAGCTGAAGGATATGTCTTCACTGCAAAGTCGAAGGTCCAATTGATCCAGCGCTTGCAAGCGGCAATCGAGAATGGCGAAGTCAAGTATCCATACATAGAGGAGCTGATAAAAGAGCTACAATTCTTCGAGTATCAACTCACGAGGCAAGGAATAAAGATGGAGGCGAGGCAAGGCATGCATGATGATTGTGTCATAGCGTTGGCCCTTGCTGTGTGGGCAGCGGGTCACGGAGGCAGATCGTTGAGGAGGGTTTATGGAGTCGTTGGCTGATATTTAAAGTCTAAATCTGCCCACTCTTACATGCTGAACAGAATCATCCGTAGGTTCTCGAATGACATGCCCAAGACACAAAGAAGAAGGGAGTTCAAGTACAAGTCCGACAAGGCAATTCTTGTAGCCAAACCATTGGAAAGTTCACCTGGATTCGACCCTCGTGTTAACTACGACGAATACGAATGGCTTTACAATATAAGCGAAGACGCTCAAGCCCACCTTGAGACCATCACATACTTGGTTGTTGGAGCTGGCTTTCAGTTCATCGGCGAGCCGAAAGCTGTTGAGAGGTGCGAGGAGTTTGCAGCTGAAGTCGGATTTTGGGACATCTTGGAAAACGATGTGTTAACTCATCTGATTTTTGGAAACGCTTACAATTTCATTGTCGAGGAGGACAACGATTTTGGTTTTACTCTTCAAGTTGTTCACCCAAAGCGTGTCAAAATCGTAACGGACGAGTATGGTAGAATACAATTTTATTGGTACGATTACAACGCAACATTCATTGGAGATCCAGAGTACAAATTCGAGCCAGAGGATGTCCTTCACTTCCGCTTTAGGCAATTTGCGGACAATGTTTATGGTTTGAGCTTGTTGCACAATGTCTATAATAAACTCAGCATAAAGAATAAGATAGAAGCGACAGCAGCAGCCATGGCCCATCGTGATGCCCACCGATTGCTTTGGGCCAAGGTGGAGTTAACTCCAGAAGATGAAGCAATAAATCCTAAGACTGGAAAAACATACGCTGAGGAGAAGCTTGAGGCTGTGAACGAGTTGCTCGCTGATAGGGTGAAAGATAACCTTGATGGAACTTTTACTGTGAGCAACAATCTTGTTTTTGATCAAACTGTTGAATTGAAGGACCTATCAGCCTCTCACGACTTCGCAGGCATAGCGAAAATACTCGAGCATCTGCAGCGGCAGGTGGATAGAGCTCTGAAGGTACCGAAAGTTTTCTTGGGGGAGGCTGAGGGTAGCAACAGAGCCACGTCATACAACCAACGTCGCACGTTCATGCTGTTCATCGAGAGTATCCAGCGCAAATTCGAGGCTGAAATCAACAGAAAGCTGATTCCACGCATCACTGATGCAGATGTCAGGTTCAAGTTCAACAATCCGCTCAGGGAGGACTACAGCGATTGGGTCGATCAGGCGGTCAAGCTGTATCAAGCTGGCGTTGTAACGCTTGGAGAAGCAAGAGAATGGATCGATCTGCCACCAGAACCACCAAAAGAGGAAGAGTAACATGGATCCAACGAAGACAAAGCTCCTCAGAAAAGAGTATGTTAAAGCGCTGAGAAAGCTTTCAGAATCGGCAAAGCGAGAAATCCTGGAAGTTCTCGGTACTACAGATGCGATTAACGAGGCGACAATCGGGGAGATAAAGCAAATCGTATCGAAGCACCTCGCTGGCGATAAGGCTGAAGAAGTTGTTGCTTACTATACTCAGCAATTCTGGCAGCGCGGAGCTGATTTCGCAAACAGACAGCTGAAGCGCTATGGCATCACGATAGAAATACCGCCACATCTTGGCATTCTCGACAACGAAACTTTGCTCCAGCTCGAGAACTTGCAGCTCGATCTGATCAAGGGCTTGAGCGAGGAGACGAAGAAGGCTTTAGCTTTCCAGTTGAGAGAAGGGATAATTAGAGGAGAATCGATATCGGAGTTAACTAAGCGGGTTAAAGAGGTAATAAACGATACAAAATGGAAAGCAGAGCGTATTGCAAGAACGGAATCCACGAGAGTTTTTAATGCCGCAGCAATTGACCGCTATCAGAAAGCTGGCTTGAAGAAGTGGAAGTGGTACGCAGCTGCTGACGAGCGCACTTGTCCGATTTGTGGAGCGAAACATGATAAGATATTCAACATCGGGGACCCTACCCCACCAGCGCATCCGAATTGCCGGTGCACGACATTGCCTTACTTCGATAAAGAAAGTGAAGAAGAGCGAAAAGAAGAATTTGGGGTTGGAATTCCTGAGATCGACGAGAAAATTGGAAAGGCTTTGGACGATTTCGAAAAAGCGTTGAAGGAAGAGGGTAGCTTTACGAAAGCTGTTAATCGTGTTGTAAATGGTAGACCATTGAGCGTGATTGAGTCTGAGAGAATAGGAAAGGAAATTTACAAAAGCTACATGAAAGGAGCCAGTAAGGATTTGAGGGAGAGAATACAATTATTGTTACCCACAAAGGTCAACAGAAGGTTGATAGAGAAAGCGGGAAATGTGCAAATTAATTATCAGAAGTCTGGAAATCCACATTACAATTGGTGGAAGAAGAGAATTACGCTGATAAGAGGGGTTGGAAGTGAAAACGAGTGGCGTGATTTTCTCCATGAATATGGCCACCACTTGGAGCACTATGGCGCTGAAGATGTCGTGAAAGAGTTTTATCTCGCGAGAATTAGGAAGAGAGGCTACAAGTTGAGGCGACTGAACGAATTCAAGAACTACGAGTTCGTTGGATATGATGTTTACATTTTCGAAGGCTTCGAGCACATAAGTCCGTACATGGGAAGATTTTATCCATCAAAGTTGGCTAAGGATTCTGTAAGAAACTTGATGAGAATCAAGGAGAATCCCGAAGTCATCGAAGATCTGAAGGGGGACATAATGACAGAGTTCGTGAGTGTCGGTTTAGAGCATTTCGCCACGGAGGAATCGATGAAGAAGTTGTACGAGGCTGACAGAGAAGTCTTCGCGTTTTTGCTTTCCGTGTTGAGGGGAGATTTTATATAATATTAATAAGGAAATAGTGGTAGAATGGAATGGAAGATAGTAGTCAAACACAAAGAATTGCCAGATAAAGTAGAGATAATTGGTATGGGCAGCGACCCTCATAATCCAATCGAGGTCACAGCAAAGTCATTCGGTACTCTCGGGAAAAGAGCTCTGGAGAGAATTCGACAGGAGATGAACTCCAGACCGACATTTCTCGCGTGGCTCATAAAATCGGAAAGAGACCTATATTTATGGAGGTATGCAGCGAATAAATTGGCTGATTCGGGAGAATGGATCGTTAAGGATAACTTGCCAGAAGTTAAGCCTCCAAGAATGCCCGATTCGGAAGATGGTGTAACTTTGGTGTATTAGCTTATCAGCATTTTAAAAGTCTATTCTGGCAGACTCTCACATGCAATTGGTAGTCAGATCTCTCAAAACCAAAGAGGACGAGAAAAACGTATATGTTGAAGGATACGCTTCTGCCACTGTTGAGGACCTCCACGACGAAATAATAACCGAAGAAGCCTTACAGGAAGCGGCAAGAGACATCGTGAATCCGCCTTACAACAAGGTTTTCATCGGGCATGCGCCCCTAATAAAGAGAGACTTTGACATCGAGGATGAGATACCAATCGGAAAAGTTGTGGATGCAGCTGTAAAAGAAGACAGAGGAATATTGAAGCTCTGGATAAAGGTAATGCTCAACAAGGCACATCCATACTTCGAGCTAATTTACGAATCTCTTAAAAATGGATTCCTCGATGCGTTCAGCATAGGCTTCAAGGTACTCGAGAGAAAGGGCAATAAGATAAAGAAATTGCAAATACTCGAAGTATCACTTGTCGGCATCCCTTCAAACCCTGAAGCTGTTGTCGAAGATGTTTACGAGAAGAACTTGGTTATTAAAGGCATATCTCCTCGCCACACATTCAAGTATGGCAAGGATGAAGAATCGCCTTGGAGGAAACCGAATTTGAGTGATTTTACTGATGAGCCTTGGGAATCATTGAGCGAGGACGAGCAACAATTCATCGCAGCCCACTTTGCTTGGGCTCCCAAGAATCCACCAGACCGCTATACAGACTTGAAGTTCCCACACCACAACCCGACCAAACATCCAAAACCGCACGCTGTCAACTTGAGAGGAGTAATCGCTGGCTTTGTCAGACTATCTGTTGCAAAATTGCCAGAGGAGGACAAGCGCAAAATATATGCTCACCTATCGGCCCACTACAAAAACGATTTTGGAAGGGAGCCACCAGAATATAGATCGCTTCTTGATGTTGGTGTTGTACTGAAGACTCTTCAGATCGACGAAGAGGTACTTCTTAAGGCGCTCAAACTTGAAGAGGAAGCAACTGACCACTCTGCTTTAAAAAGTCTAAATTCACGCCAAGAAAACATGGAAGAAGTAGAGAAAAGGGTTAAGGAACTCGAAGCGACAATCAGCGAATTATCGGAGAAAGTCAAAGAACTCGAGACAAAGAACAGTGAACTCACAGCTGAAAACGCTAAACTCAAAGAAGAAAACGAGAAATTGGCAAACGAGGTCAAGCAATACATTGAACGTGAAAAAGCTGAATTGATTGAGAAGATCAAGGCTTTGACTGACGAAATCAACGAAGAAGAACTCAAATCAAAGGATGTTACTGATCTCAAGGAATTCTACTTGACGATCCTCGAGACCAAGGTACTCAAAGCGAAGTCAGCGCCTCCGAAGGTTAAGGTTGGCGGGAATTCAGATGAGGTTAGTTTTGAGGGGGTGTTCTAAATGCCCATAACAACTACTGAATTGGGAACTGGAGTGATGAACAGACAGCAAGCCAATCGCTTCATACAAATGGTACAAGAGCAAGCGATCTTGCTGAAGAAATGCAGAGTTCTGGCAGTTAACCATCCCAAGGGTCAGATCGACAAGATTGGTGTAGCATCAAGGATTCTGAGATCCCCAACCGAAGGAGAAACTGTCGCTTCCGAAGCATCAGTAACGATAGGCAGCGTGAACTATGATACTGTTAAGGTCATGCTCAAGTATGGCATAACGATGGAAGCTATCGAGGACAACATTGAGCGCGAAAACCTCGCGAACACTATTGCAAGGATAATGGCCCAGCAATTCAGCGTAGATCTCGAAGATCTCGCCATAAACGCAGATACAGCTACTGATCCAGCAGATCCTGACTACGACTTTCTGAAGATCGACGATGGTTGGATAAAGCAAGCTGCAACTGGAACCCACACTTACGATCATGGTGGAGCTTCGATTGATAAGGAGCTCTTCAGCAACTTGATCAAGGCTTTACCGAACAAATACAGAAGGCCAGGGCTTGTGTGGATAATGAGCCCCGATCAGCTCGAAGCCTTCAAAGACTACCTAACGAACAGAGCAACTGCCGCTGGCGACGCCCTCCTGATCAGCGACAAGGAAGTCATGCCGAGGGGCTTCCCAGTAATTACGCCACCTAAGTGGCCTGATGACCAAGTCTGGCTTACGATTCCACAAAACCTCATTGTGGTCATCCAGAGGAACATAACTGTCAGGAAGACCACGCAGAGCGATGAGGTGATCGACAAGGACCTCTACGCCAAGTATGCATTGACAGCAAGGGTCGATTTCATAATCGAAGAGAAGGATGCGATTGCAAGAGCCATCAATGTTGCAGCACCTTAACCCAATTTTTAGGTGGTTTCGATGGTCGTAATCAAAGAGAACTTTGGTGAAGGTGGAGCGAACTTAGCTCCTGGAGGGGCTCAAGGTTCACCTGACCTTGCACAAGCATTGAGAGATATTGCCGACGATCTTGCAACGATAAAAGACATAATCAACGATCTTAAGGCCAAGTATAACGCATTGGTGGATCTCGTGAATGAGATAAAGGCCGATTACAATGCGCATTGTGCTGCGACAGGACTGCACTACGATGGTACCACGAATGTAACAGACACGACCAATGTTGTCACGACAGCCGATGCTGAGAAGAGCACTCAGCCCGATTTTGCACCAAAGACGATTAAAGGTTGAGGAGGTGATTTAGTTGAAGTTAAAACTCGTTAATGCTCCAACATACATCTCCAAAGAGTTCAAGCTGAAGAAAGGCGAAATTGTAGAAGTCAAGGACGAGAAAGTTGCAGAAAGAATGCTCGCAACAGGACTCTTCGAGACTGTCGAGGAGAAGAAGAGCAAGCCAAAGAAAGAGTGAAGGGCTATGCCCTTCCCAACGATTAGCGATGTCAGGAATAAGCTTGGAGATGCTTACACCACCGACCCACCAGATACGATAATCCAATCTTTTTTAGATAGAAGAATCGCGCAAGTCAAAGAGCTCACTGGCAGGGACTTCTCCGATTTTGTTCCTGAATCTATCTTCAAGTGGGTATTGTACTACGCTTGTGCTGATGTAATTGCGAGAGATTTGAGTGGAAAAGATTCTGCCGATGCTCTCGAGTACACCTTAGCTGAGTTGAGGGAGAGCAAGGATCCGAATGTCAAGTTGAAGCTCCAACTCATGGAACTTTTCAGACTTGAAGCTGATGAAGCCTTGAAAGTGTTTCTCAGATCACAGAGATCTTATGCCAAATACGAAGTGGATCCAGAAACGCAAGAAACTGTTGTTAGACCGACTTTGTTCAAGAGGTCCGCCCCGTGAGGGGGAATATGGACAGCAAGGACTGGCAGGAACTCGTGCAACAATTGCTTTTGGATGTTCAGAAAACGAACCAAGAACAACTTAGGATGCTCGGAGAACTGAAGGCTGATTTGGAGGCGATAAAACAAAAGCAAAAGGATCAGTCCTTAATTCTCGATAGGCATGAAAAGGACATATCTAACT